GTAGCAACCTTGAACTAACAAATGTTGGAAATCGGCAGCCCGTTCCAAAATGGGCTGAGTCTTGAGTCCCAGGTAATCTCCTTTGGTGATCCCGGATGCTCGTAGGAGTACACCCACATTGAGTAGGGCTTCGTACTGTCCGTTAACGAGACATGGGGAGTGTTTGAGGAATTGGAGATCTTCGGCTTGTGTGTTCACTTCGACGGATATGGAGTATCCAGCGATGGCTGCTGCAATGCGAATCTTTTGGGGTGTGAGATCCGACCTGCGTAGGGCACTGATACAGTAAGCAATGCGTCCGAGCTGCACGGTGTTTATGATTGTGGTCAAGGTACTTCCTGACAACAATATGGCGTGGCCATCTCGATGTCGGAAATAACACTTGGTTCGGTCGGACGTTAAGGTACTTCTAACCATATTCCAACCAATCAGCTGAGCGATTGCACCTTGCAGTTCCACACGACAAGCTTCGGGCACCATTTGCACAAGGGCATCGAACGCTGCCGCAGTGTGGGACCTATCACACTTGGATATATCCACATTGAAGGTGTATACAATGCCGTTTTCATCTCGGTACCCAAAAGCCCCATCGTCAGAGAAACCAATAAACAAGAAGCTACCTGTAGTAAGCAACTCTCGGAAAATCGGTCCCAACTGTTCCGGGCGTGGTGTGGCGATGAACATGTACTCGCCGCCATTATGGAGGCACAAACGTTCACCATTTAATCGTTCCTTCATCATCTTTGTGATAACGAAGGCCTGGAGAGAAGCGGCAACACCTAAGTCACCGATGACTCGACCTACCTTCCCGGGTTTAGCCCATTCATCTTTTTTGAACTTTACCCAGGCTTGCTGGAGCCAAACCTTACTCCCGGCTGATAGGCCTCTGCAAACCCCACAGATCAAGTCATCCCACGCGCTCATGCGCAGTTCTCTCTTTATGTGCGGCTTCTTGACGGCTTCGCTGATGATGTCAAGCAGCTGCTGATATTCGAATGATATTGTACCGAAGACCCTGGCGTACTCCTCCTGCAAGGGGCACCTCTGGATCCACTCGTACTGGCACATTCGAAGCATATGGTGAAACCTCATAGAGATTGTCACCCCGGTGTACCGCCCCATGGCGAGACGCATGTTCCGATTGGAGTTGGCATAAATAACTCCCGAGTTTGGGAAACATGGTCCGCCACACGTGCGGTATGTGTTGTCTTGATGA